CTACGTTTGTTTCGTCGCCACTATTAGTAACGCTTGCATTTGTACCGGGTTCGCCTGTGGTAGTTTCACCAACGTTTACATTTACTGTACTACCGCCGCCCGAATTATCAATCCATTCAGTGTCATAATTTGTATTTGATTTTTTAGCAAGTACCTGTCCAGTTGTGCCACCAGGGGCAACCCCGGGGCCTGCCGGGCCAGGCGCACCCGCGGGGCCTTGCTTACCTGTCGGGCCAGGGTTGCCGCGTGGAATAGTAAAGTTTAATACTACGTTTGTTTCGTCGCCACTATTAGTAACGCTTGCATTTGTACCGGGTTCGCCTGTGGTAGTTTCACCAACGTTTACACTTACTGTACTACCGCCGCCCGAATTATCAATCCATTCAGTGTCATAATTTGTATTTGATTTTTTAGCAAGTACCTGTCCAGTTGTACCACCAGGGGTAACCCCGGGGCCTGCCGGGCCTTGAGGGCCAGTTTTACCGCGGGGAATTTTAAAATCAAAATTCAAATTATCCACGTCGCCATTGGCATTTACAACCGCGTCGCCCTCGTCGATAGTTTCGGTAGTCGTATTGATTTTAACAAATCCGAAAAGGTTTTTCAACCTGCACCCAATAGCGTTTAAAATTTCTAAAATAGTAAGTTTTTCGCTGTTTACATTATTAGGGCAGTTGTTTTCACATGGTGAATCAAACACGCTATAAATATCAGGTTTAATATCTTTGCATGTCAAATTCACAAGAAAATCAGCAATATCATGAATAAACATTTATTTCACCTCTTATTTAATTGTGTATTAGATTGCGAATTCTTGTAATTGTCGGTTTTAGCACGCCGTTTTGGTTGTCATATATCCACATTACAACATCACCTGTATACTGCGCTATTGCACTAGCACCGGGAATTCCTGCCGATTGCAAGACATTATAAACAATTTGGAAAAGGTCAAGTATCGCAGCCAGTTCATCGCGTTTGCTATTGCTTGCAGGTGTTTGAGAGGTCTGTACATATATGTTTTGCGTTTTATTAGTAATATACGTGTTATTTTCTGCATTACTGCTACGGCCATATACACCCTTGCTATCCTGCAATACGATAAAACCATAATTACTTGTAATGTTCGTGCCCTGAGGGGCAATAACATAGAAATTAGGTGCATTTGCTTCTATGCGCACATCAGAGGTAATATTTAGGGGTGCTTTATTATAGCCACTAATTGCAGCATAACTAAATTCACGGTAACTTTCCGTTGTTCCGGGTAGTCCACTATGTAAAAATATGTGCTGATTACTAAAAATATCTAGTCTACCACTATTAACAGTAAACCGTCTTTGGCTTCCTGCATATTGCGAGAAACCATTTCTTTCTATAACTGTTCTATCATTACTGTTAGGGTCACTAGCATTTTCTATATAAATTCCGCTTTGTCTTAGTCTTGTAAGTGTTCCATTGCTTTGATTTTCTGTTTTAATTGTAATGCCGGCATAAGATTCAATACTATTAACAAAGTTAGTATATCCTATAATTCTATAGCGGGGGTCTTCGCCGCCAATATTAGAAAAGGTTGTACGCCCGTTATATTGATAAGATGTATAATAGTTTGCGGCAACATCTTGAGCGAGTTTATGTACTGCAAGATTAGCATTGTTATAAATACGAATACCACCAGTAGGGTAAATAATTGCATTTATAATATTATTTGAGCACCAATATGCCGTTGTATCAAAATGAACACCACCAGACTTAAACCTCCATGCATTATTAGCTATATAGGTTCCGTTAAATGTCCACGAACTGTTAGCATCGTTATTTACAAATTGATTGTAACTAATAGTGCGAGTTAGCCCACTAGTGCCGTATTCATAGTGCCTAAACGCAATAACGCTATCTGTTTTATTGCTAGACTGGTATAGATTTAATGTAATATTCTTATCAGAGGTAAACGACGCAATCCGTTTATTCTCGGCGTTGATAAAATACATATTGCCGTTGATTTCGATATAGCCACGTTTTGTATCGGTGGTTTTGCCAATAGTAACTATTACGCCGTCACCAAAATTAAATTTAAGTGCACCGCTCATAGTATCACCGGATTTTAGTACAAAATTATCCTCTACCCATTCTTTTGTTGCGCCGCCGCTAATTTCAGACAATTCAAACTTTGTAATAAGCTCTATAGGATACCACGCGCCAGCATTTCTGTATTCCTGTAATGTTATTGCGCCGTTAGTTAATTGCACTCTATAATCGCGGTCAAATGAAAAATAATAGGTAATTGAATTATCTAACGTATATGTGTTTGCAAATCCTTCATATATGCCGCCATCGTCAAATGTGACTTTTATTTCTTTTGCCATAATCAACACCAAATTCCCATAAATAAATCTTCACAGTCTTTATAGATATTATCTAAAATATTGCGCTGTGCTTCATAGTACATTCTTAGCATTTCGGACTTGTTACCGCGTGTATTATTTGCGGTGCGTTTTTCCGTTTCATTACCTGTGTTAGTTTCAGCCCGGGTTGCGCTACTTTTTCCGCTATTTGTGCCCGTGGTTTCGTCCGTGCCGTTTACCGTGCTGTTGCTTTCTGTATGCCCCTTTCCCGCGCTTGACATATAAGAATCATCGTTAAAATTAGCCAAATTGCCCTGCGGTAAATCGCTTTGCTGGTTGCTATCATCGGCGTTACTTTGGGTTGTGCTTGTGGTTGTCCCTTTAGTAGTGCTGTTCCCGCTACTTTCGGTGGTGTCAGTGCCGTTAGTCGTTCCCGTTCTTTCTCTGGTTATGCTTTCGTCGATAACCTCATTATAAAACGGGTCAAATTCTTTAGCATTAACGGTCAACAATTTATTATAATACGGCATAATTGTATTAAGTTTATCTTCAAGCCGTAACATAAAATAATCTATCGTTTCAAGTCCGATTTCCCGCATATAGAAATGCCGCAAAAAATTCTGTTCAAATTCTGCCCGTTTCGTTTCGTCATAAAATGGAAAATTAAAATTGAAGAATAACGGGGCGGCTTCGGTAATGACTGTACTAATCGGGGTTGTTTTACCCGTTAGCATTTCGCAAATCGTTCTTGTCGTCGTCGTAAAGTTCGCCATCTGTCAAACCCCCATTTTCCATAATTTGAGAAAGTTGTAAATCACTACGGAATTTAACATCTATATTAGTTCCATAGATTTTATTAAATTCTTTACAGAACTGTTTGCGGGACGCAAGCGGGCTTTGTCTCATGCTTTCCGTTTCGCCCATGTTTGCGGTCAGTTCTTCGGTAACTTGCCGTTCTGCTTTTTCACTTGTGTTTGCTTCAATGCCTAAATAAGTGAGGGCTTCTTGGTATACTTGCCGTTTCAAAGTCTGCATTTTATCGGCAACAAAAGGCGGCTTCAAGTCCATAACGTTAATAGGTTTTTCACCATTCAGCCCATAAAATTTAGTAGTAATAATTGCAGGTTCAAAGTTATCTACCTGTTTAAACATATTAGCAACGGTTAAGCGCTGGTTTTCACCACAACTAATAATATACGGTGTTTTCTGTACATTGATATTAACGTCTATTGTACGGTCAATTTTTGTAAGTTTCCGGGCAAAGTATAAAACAGCGGGCAGGTCTGGGCAACGGCTATAATTAGCATACAATAAAGCCGCATCTGCCCTTGTCGGTTCTTGCCCTAATGTAATTGTATACGGGGTCAAATTCTGGGCCATGTAACCGTTATAGCCGTATGCGTTTACTTTAGCGGGATACCCGAAAATATCCAATACACTGTTATTAGTGCAAGGCATAATTAAAAAGCTGTTTAGTGCAGTATCTTTATAACCTACCATAAAGCCGTTAAAGAAAAGTACCTGCTCAATAAATTTTTCGTTGCAAGTATCTGGCAAATTTAGCCATTCAAAACGACTAATTGCGATATTGTACAGGCGGTTAAACCATGTACTATAAGTAACACTAGTAAAATATTTTGCGTTTTCAATCCACGGCGGTCTCTGCATTTTTAACACCTCTTTTAAAGATTGTTGTTCAAGCTATAATTTCCAACATCGTTTGTATGCCAAAATGTAACGCCATTATTTAACATTGCTTTTAATGCCGTTTCTGCATATTCTGGGATATTGCCGCTAACTTGTGCGCCGATTGTTTTAACATAGTTCCACGAGGGCCGCCCGGTAATATTCGGGGCTTTGATTCGGCAAACTTTGTAACCAAACGCGGTAAAATATTCGTCAATGATTCTTGCATATTCTGGTAAAATCTGCTTAGAAACGATTCTAATAATTAGTTGTGTATCATAAGCAAGTTGCGCTACGCTCTGTGTCCCTGCTACTGTTTGTGAATTTAAAGAGTGTGTGCGTAAATCCATAATATTTTGACCAATCGCAACGCCCGCGGAAATTGCTTCTCCTGCATTGCCTGTTGCGGCACTTGCACCAATGTTTACGACCTGCCCAATTAAACCAACTGCTAATTGCGGGCCATATTGCACAAGATAATTTTGGAATTGATTTGCGCCAAAGCTGGCGGTAGGATATGCACCTGTTGGGATTGAATGCTCAAGAGCGAAACTAGCGCCTGAACTTTGTTCTTTTTCATACCCTACGGGATAAATATAACTACTGCCGCCCGCGTATTTAGGTAATTTCAAGCGAAATCCTGCAACTCTATCTGTAAACCATTCGTAACGGTACGGCGTTTCGCTACCGGCCATTACAAGCGTTAAATAATTATAGGGATAACAAAATAACTTATTATTTTTAGGAACATAGCTGCCAAACTTGACAGGGGTTGCAATAGTATAAGTTTGACCACTTGCGGTACTGCTCTCATCAGTAAGAGCAAACATAGAAATAAGGCTTTCTAGTTTACCCTTGCGAGTGTAAAGTTCAACCACTCTATTTGCTTGTGCTCTATCAGTAAGAGGGATTTTATAATAGCCGGAAACTTCATTATTTTCCGCCCCCGGGGCAATAGCTGTAAACCCATCTTGCGTCAATTCTTTAAAAATTTGCGTGGCATACATATACCATTTATGCGGGATATAATTGTTACTGCTTGCCACGTTTACGGGGTCGCCCATTACGACGTTTTCGGGCACAGTGTTAGCACCGATTGTATCGTCGTTTACGTGTTCCCGTTCAACGTAAGACGGGTTAACAGTAGTATCATAAAACCATGTTTGAAAAATATCATAATCAAAACTAATCAAACATGTATTATCCGCTAAATAAATTACATCAGTAATAAAGCCATAAAACCATCTATTTGAATAGCCTGTATTCTTCCATGCAATATAGTTACAGTCTCGGTACTGGTCAGCCATACCGTCAACGCGAATTTGCTTTGTTTTGCTAATATAACTGTATTGTGTTTTAGTGTAGGCGGCTTTACTTATAATATATGTATTAGCCGCGCTTGCACTTTCAAATAATCTAACATGGGAATAATCACTATTCCACGGGATACCACGGCAAATATATAAACTTGTATTTTGCGTCATTGTTTCCACCTCATTGTAAATATAGAGAATTGCGGGAATTGCACCCGCTTGTACTTTTATTCTCATAAAGGCCCGGTTTCCCGGGCCAGTTATTAGGAAACTGTAATAGCGGCAGTGCCCGTTTTCTTCGGGTCAAATACACTAGTTGCAGTAACGGTATATTTGCCGCTTGCGTTTGCATCAAATGCGATAAAGCCGGTGTTTTCGTCAATGGTTACGTTAGTAGTCGGCGAAATAGAGAATTTAACACCCTTGTTTGCAAAGTCAGTGCCGCTAACCGTGGCCACGGCGGCAAGACTATCCCGGGGTTTTGCCGTGCTTGCAACATTAACGGTAACGGCAGTAATAGACGGGGTCATGGTAGTAAAGCCAACAATAGGCGCAAACGGAGACGCGGAATAAATGCGCCAAACGTGGTTGAATTCATTCCAATACAGCAGAGCGGCATTATACTGTTCCGTAAACTGGTTCAGTACGTCGTACACTTGGAACCAGTCACGACTCATAACCACAATACCAACAGTATTAAGTGCGGTCAAATTACCCTCGCTAGGTCTCGTGTACGTGGGGTCTTTTGCAAGCAATTCATCAAGTCTAGCAAGTTCACCGGCATTAAAGCTAAACGAATCCACAAGTACGCGCTGGCCCATAAACTGCACCTTATCCATATTAAAGGCACTTGCCAGTACGTCTACATCAATGCTTGCTTCATAGTCCGCGGTCATAACAACGAAAATATCAGACGGCGACGGAATAAAGGTATTCACGCCAGCAATGTTATATTCTTTGCTCATAAACTGCAATTTGCCAGTAATGCCCTTAACCTTTTTAACTGCCGCTTTGCCGCTTGCTTCATCGTCTACCGCGTCAATAGTTGTCATTTTTACATTGCCCGGAATGAGACTCTGTGCAATGATATATTTCATCATGATATATTCATCATATGCCTCGCCAGAATAAAGACTGTTGACAATACGGGTGATAAGGTCAGTTACGCCATCAAGAGAAAGGAACGCCTGTCGCAAGTTCTGTTCGCTGACAGTTGCTTTGTAATACGTCTGCATGTTCAGCGCATGGAACGCGGTTTTAATATCGGGGTTTTCGCGTTTAAACGCCTGTTCAGTTTCGTTCGTGCTATTCCAGTCATAGGCATTAGCTTTTGCAATATCAACAAAAATTTCTTCAATAGTTTCGCCATATTCCAAAAGGCCCTTTTTGGCAAACGCAAGCGGGTTAGAATACAGTTTACTAGTAACAACCACGCGGGCAATGCGATTGACCAGCGCGGATACAAACTCATTCATGCGGGGCTGAAATGCAAGAATCTGCTCACCAACAGCGCGGATACTTTCCGTAGTGGCCTTTGCCTGTGGTACTGCCTGATAATATTCGGCGCTTGCATTATCTCGAATTGCGTTAAGGATACCAACGCTGTTTGCATTAAGCTGGGATACAGTAGGTTTAATAGGCATAATAAAACACTCCTTTTACTTAAATAAAGAATCAAAAGTTACACGTTCTGGCAGGTCGGTTTCGGGTGGTTTGGGCGGCTCTGGCTGGCCGGGTGCTGCACCTAAAAAGCGTTCAACGTATTGTTTGCGTAATGCACTTTCATTTGCCACGGCGGCAACGCGGGCCGCTTCTCGGTTGTTACTTTCTGTAATGATTGCATCATTTTCATCAAGCAAACGCGCGGCCAACTGGCCTTGCGTTTCCGCGTCTGCGCCTGCATATTCTGTCAAGACTGCTTGCATCTCTTCACGAGTCATTTTTCTTTCACCTCGCTTTTAATCTGTAAATCATTTGCAAGTGCAACAAATTTTTCTTTATCTCCTGCGCTAATATTATCAACGGTAAAGCTATAAAGTTTCGCCGCGCTTGCCTGTTTCTTGTAACCGTTCAGCCCTGCACGTTTAATAATATCGGGGTAATCTCGGCGCATGTAGTTTTGGTCACAGGCACTACTGTAAACGCCATCAACGTGAACGGGTGCAAGATAATTAGTACCGCCGCCATACTGCCAAATGCCCCAATCCTTTACATACTGTGGGCCATTCTTATTATAGCGTGCAACCCATTTATCATAGGCTTTTAGCATATTGACATCAAGCCTAGATTTAAAGCCGCTAATGTCACTTGCGTAAATCATCGCATAATAACCAGCGTTTTCAAGATACTTGCAAAAGTCAATTGCGTTTTTGCTTGTTTCCGTTCTGTAACCGTCGGGGCTTAGTTCAATATCGCACGCAATAGGCAAATCAAACTTTTTAGTCTTAATGAGTCCCAAAAAGTACGCCGCTTCTTTTGCACCTCGGCCCGCTTGGTGGAACAAACCAGACGTATAAAAGTAAGTGCCCACGTGCATACCAGCGCTTACGGCATCAGCATAGAACTGCTCAAAACATTCATCGGGGTACAAGTAACCGTTTTTATTGCCGAACCCCGCGCGAATCATCACGCCAGTAAATCCTGCTTTCTTGACTTTTTCAAAATCAATTTTCTGTTGCCATTTGCTAACATCAATGATTTTTTCCATATTTATCATCCTTTACTTGCTTTACCTTTTCGAATACATCAGAAAGAGGGCCAATTAAATCGGGGTTGATTTCACCGATATTTTCAACAATGCTCGAAAGTTCCATTACAATAATATAGAGTGTAATAAAACTAATAAAAGGAAAGTCAATTGCAATACCAATCATCGGCAAACCCAACTGCAAATAAAACATGACGGCAACAGCGGCAATCTCTGCAAGTTTATGATATAGCCCCTGTCGCATTACCTCGCTTTTGTACTCATGCTTGTAACATGCTTTAATAATACCTGTCAGATAATCAGCAATAATTGCAATCATGATTAAAGTTAGCTGTGCTACCTTGATGTTCATTTTAATCACCTCTTTACTTTACTATAAATTATAATTTAGTATTTGTCAATAGATTTAACCGTGAATTTTAAATGTTGTGTCTACCAAAACAGTACCACCCGGAACAACCTTTGTTGTTAATTTTCCGTCAAATACTGCCCCGTATTCAAAAGAATCTATACGCACTTTCTGTTTTACACTTTTTGTCATTCCTGCACCTGTAACTGTCCAGTCATTTAAAATAAATGTGTCGCCGCGTCCTGTTATCATTTCTTCCATGTATAGTTTGGGTCGTAGATATTTTGCTTGTGTAAATGTGTTTTCATGCTTAAAAGCGCCTAGTCTGTAATCATCAACGTCAAGACCCGGCACGTCATAATCACCCAAAACATGCAAGCTATCTGTGTCCGCATACATGAACCGGTCATAACATGATTGCGCGGCCCGAATAGTAACGTCACGTGCGTAAGCGGTGCAGAAACAACCGACGGGAATATAAACAGGCTCGCGGTTTTCAATCTCGCCCGGTAAATATGCTACTCTGTTATCTTTTAATGTGGGCCATCGACTCGCGCATATAGGGTTAGTCGCCATCTTACCATAAAAGCTATTAAGCATTAGTTTTGCTAGTTGATAGCGTGCATAGTTCTTTTCTTGTTTTGCTTGCTGTTTCTGTTTATAAAAGTAGTCTATATATGTGTCAAATAACTTTTCACCTGCTTTATACATGTAGCCATCAATCGGACGATAATTGTAAACGTCGTACTGGTCAAAAAATAAAGCCAAATCAACGCTAGTTAATGTTAGCGGTACACTGTCGTTTAGGCTTTCTGTAACATATTCAGTAGGAATATAACCAGCTGTGTTTTTCATCTGTATAGTTGGTAAGTGATTTGGTTTTAGTTTAAAATCGCAATAAAAGCGCTGAAAATATAAAGGGTATTTATCATTCTTTTGGTATTCACCAGTAAAATAAACGGGTTCTCCATACGGATATACGTGCGGTGAATGTAACGCAAAAGGGTACAGACTGTTTACATCATATACGCGCCCTGCACCAACTAACTTATTTTTGTATTGCGGGGCAACATAGGTAAACCCCCCTCTATATGCTTTGCGTAAATAAGAGTCATTTTCGGGAACTGGGAAAGTATTTCTAAACCCTTTTTTACCGCCCATACACTTATCAACATAAAAATTAAAAGCGTTACTACCTGCTGTTATTTTCTTGTAGCCGTCGTCGAATGTAGATTTTAACGCTATTGCAACAATTAGTGCGTCATTTGTAATATAGTCTTTTTCTTCTTTGGTCAATTCGTGGCCCGGTTCTCGGTATGCTTTATAATCAATATGCAGTTTTTGTACTGGTAATTTCCAGCCCTTTGCAATTGCATCAACGCTGTATGGCAATATTTTTAAACTGTCAATTATTTCACATTTTGACTTGGGGCCAAAACATAAACACATTGTATAATAAAAACCCTTATCGCTTATTAGCGTGTTAAATTCGCACGTTTGCAAATCTTTCTTTTCTTTGTTTAACGTCCAGCCATTTTTTAATAGATAATCTAGTATAAATGTACCGTCAAACTTTAAGTTGTGAAAATAGCATTTCCTATTATGACCCCATAAAAAGTCAATAAATGTACTTATACTATTTCCATATTCACGCTTTGTATTATCATATATGTTTATAGCAACCCAAGCCCAAACGCGGCAATCTTCCGGGTCTGTTGTTGTTTCAAAATCGCACGACCAAATATTACTTGTACGCATGGTTTAAATCTCATCGGGCAAATTATCAGAATAAATAACCATTTGTAACGCATTTGCAATTTCGTTAACTTTTGCTTGCGCACCAACGCCCATATCGTACAAATAGTCAACGTCAAATATAGAAGTGTATCTATCAACAATTTCTGCCCATTGCTCATTAGTTAACTTTGCTAAAGCATCATAAACAAACGGCCCGTTTGAAACATTAAAGCACCCAACCTTTACAAATGCGGCTAAATAATGGTCAAGGCGTAAAATAGGCGATTCTGCTTGGCCATACTTTTTATAGTATCGCTGTTCCCGTTCATATCTGCTTTGTACTTTTCCCAAAATTTCACGATTAGGAATATTGCTAATTTTTGTTGGTTTCGCTTTTAATTCTTCAATACCGGGAATAATTTTATTTATTAGTTCCTGATTGCTTGCTGTTGTTTTCTGTGCTTCTAATTTTAGAATATCTTTTTTGTAACGTTGTCTAGCCGCTCTATCAAGCCTGCTAATGGTGCGCCGTTCACCTTTTGTCGTGACAAACCTAAAGCCCTTAACTTTTGCACTTTCAAAATCTGCAATTTTCTTATAATCGTTCAACCGTTTAATTAGTTGCCTTAATTGCGCAGTATTTTCGCTTTGGGCTTTTAATTCTTGAACGGTTATTTTTGGTGCAACTGTTTTACCGCCCGATTTTATATAGCGCGTTCGCATCTGGTTATATCTGCTTACTGCAATAGACAATTCCTTTTCAGATAGTTTGCTAAATTTACGCGCCATTATAGTACCCCCAATAAAATAAGGGCGGTAAACTTGCCTGCATTCATTACAAGTTTACCGCCCTTTCTATTCATATTGCTTATGCAATAGTAATGGTCAACACCTGATTCTTGCCACTGGTAACAATGCCTGGGACAATGGTAATAGGATTGCCCCACGTATCGGGCAAACCGTACATACTAACAATGCGCTTAATGCTATTGTAAGCGCCCATAGAGCAACAGCCGTAACTCTTGCCGTCCTTATCAAAGATAATCATACGCGGGGACAGCTGTGTTTTACCTTCAATGGGCCTGCCGTCGTCGTCCTTTGCTTCAAACTCGACAGGCTCAATATAAAGACCCGTCATTTCAATGGGCATATTGATACATTCACGCAACGACGCATCGGCGCGATTAGTTGCATTAAAAATTTTCTTCTTTTCCTCGTCGGTATTCATGGGGAGACTGCAATAGCAACCGCCGAAAATACTAGACTCCATCATGGTTGCGGGCGTTTCTTTGGGTACAAGATTCTGATTAAACATAGTGTTTCGTTCCTTTCTTTACTGGCTAATTTCGGTAATGTTTGCGTACTGGTTTACGATTGCATCGGGAATTTCAACGTCACATTTAGGATAGCTTACGGACTGGATAACACCATAACCAGTCAATTTGCTTTTAGCAATTCGCCCGGCAATAATGTCTGTACTTTCAATCCAGTTTCCATCTTCCTGTTTTTTCAAAAATTCCACCTTGGTGCAGATTTTCTTGAAGTTCATTGTGCTGTTCTCCTTTCGTTTGTATTTAAGATTCTCTCAACCTCTGTATATATTATAATATAAATAAGGTAGAAAGTCAATAGGATTTTCAAAATTATTTGCTAAAAATTGCAAATTCTGGCAATGTCGTAAAACATGTTTTTTATTGCTAGACTTTCATAAAATAGGCAACCTGTGTTATATGCAAATTTAGTTAATTCGCCATGATAGCCACGGCAGAACATTTTACCTGTTAATAAATTAGGTTTCATATTCTCGGTTGTAAATGTGTAACTGCATGGGCAATTAGGGTTATATTTTGTACTAACAAATAAACCCCCGCTTTTGAAATTCACCCATACACCGTAAGTTTTGCCGTCGTACACAAAAATATAGATTAAATCGCCTTTGGGAAAGTCTTTCACGACAAAGTCAAAATTATCTAGTAAAAAGTCATTTTCAAAAGCATGCTTTGCATAGGCACTATTTGCCATAATTTGGCCAAATTCGGTTGATTTTGCGTGAGCGGTAAATTCTGCATCGTTAATGTGCAAGGCATAAATATTTTTATTTTTAAATTCGCCCTTGCTATTTAATTGTACATGGAAAAAATTATAGTATGGGTTACTACTTGCAAAAGAGTTACCTATAAAAATTACTGGTACACGTTTTCTATTCGGGTCAGATGGACGCGCCAACGTATCATATAGCCGGGCAAATTCCTCTGGTTCATTCTTCAAATAGCGTTTGCCTTTGCGTGGGTCAAGAAATATTTCCTCAAAAATCATATAGCGCAAATTTGGCAGGTTCACGCCCTGTATACCTGCATCTGTTGACAAACTGAAAAAATGACAAATAGGCTTAAAACCGTCGTCTGTTTCAATACCTGCCATATTAGAGCGGTATTTTATATCAAGATTATAATTAAACTTTGTGTTAATATCGTCAAAATACTTTTTGTATGCTTTTTGCGTTTCTGTTTTGGTACGACGAATAACGCAAAATTCGGATGTATTATCCTTCAAAAATAGGTTTAAACCATAATTGCGACAACCTGTAGTTTTGCCGTCGCCCTTTGGGCCTGTTACAAAATTAAATAGCCTTTGTTTGTTTAATATGTCTGTTGGGTCAAACCATGCCATTTAAAATCGCCTACTTTCTAAATAAATTTTCGCACTTTCTTTTGTTAATTGTAGATGTCTACAAAGAAAATAGCAAGGCATTTGTTGGCAAGTTTTCAGGCATTCATCTAATGGGCACTCAAAATTTTCTAACCAATTTTTACAAGCATTATAAAGATTTTCTGTCAACTCTTTGTTCTTATCCATTTTGCACCTCATAAAACAAATAGAGGTACACGCAACAACCGAACGGGAGTAACCAACTCATGCGCGATAGCTCTAATTAAAGAGTAGTTCCTATCAACGCGCGGTTCATTTGCTGTCGTGCCCTCTATACTTATATTATATCATGCTATTTTGCTATTGTCAATAAATAAACATAAACTTCTAATTTATAGTTTATACCTCTGCACCATTTGGCCATAACTTAGCCCTAACGCGCTTGCTTTACGGTTAATTTCTTCAATAGCCGCTTCTGTGTGAGATTTCTTTGAAGAATTGCGTAACCATATCCGGCAATAATCACAATATAACTGATTAACTTTTAATGGCTCAAAAGGTAACCCGCATATCCTGCAATACTTAACCATGACAAAACCTCCAGCAAGAAATATAAAGATATAAAAACGATAAGAAAATTACAATAGCATAAAGTGCATATTCATTACACATTACAAACCCTGTAATATCATCACTTATAATTAAAGCAAATATTTCATAAGCAATAATAGCAAAAACAGCAATAATTAATAATAGCAATGAAGCGCACCATCCTTTATACACATGAATGTTACTGTCTTGCGGCCATAATAATTTATATTTTTCTGGCTTATTAACCTTGCTACATTATCTTTTGTTGACACTGCATAGAGGTTATTAAAGCGGCTTAACAAATGCCATGCGTTATAGATAATCATTTTCTTAATTCTCCGTTACTATCATAATACTGTACTTTAATCTGTGACAAGCCCAAAAGTGAAGAGCACAATTTATAATGTGGACAACTCTTATTGCATGAAATATAACTATTTGGGCACTTCGTTCTATGCCAATCATCAATAATCAATTGAATTTCTTGCACTAATTCTTGCATTCAAATAGGTATTCATGCGTATCCGGGCATTTACTGCCGCGCCATATAGCAACCAAATAGTTAGTCACTGCCACTATGCCATCCATAGTGGGCATTTCTTCTTTATACATTATATTTCACCTCTTTAATATAATATAAATATAACCCGCTTCAATTCGGTCAATTAGGCAGTACAAAATTTCTGGTTCATACAATTTAACAACAAACCTTTCATTTTGTTTAATAAAGAATAATGCGTATTGTTTCATTTGTAAATTCCTTTCCGTTACGTAAGTTTCTTTAACTGTCCCCATTGTACCACAAAGCCTTGCAAATGTCAAGGAATATTTGCAAATAAAGTTGAGGATTTTATAGTACTGTTTATGGTACTGTAAAGTAATGGT